TGGGATGCCCGGTGGAAAGAGCTGCAGGCACTATGTGATAAATTCCGTGGGGATGGCAAGCAGCCAGATATGATTATTCCGTGGTCGGGTGGTAAGGATTCCTACCATATTGCGTATCAGATGAAATTTGAACTTGGTATGAATCCGTTATTGGTTAAGGTGGCTCCACTTATCCCCACGGAAATCGGCAAGCGCAATGAGGATAATATAAGGGATGCCGGGTTTCAGCTTGTCAAGATTTATCCCGAGCGTGTTTATGTGGATTTGTGTTTAAAGGGACTGATTGAGCAGGGTCGGCCGCAGATGGGATTTGTGACTGGAATAACCACCATGCTCATTCAGGAAGCAATGCGCCGGGAAATTAAATTAATTATGTATGGTGAGGAAGGAGAAACCGAATATGGTGGTCGGACAGATTATAACGCACATGGTTTTAACCGGAAGTGGATTGTTGATGTTTATTTTTCAGGGCATGACACAAATGATTATGATCTTGATTTATGGCACTTGCCATTCCAGGCAGAACTTGATGCTGCCGGTTTGTGTTTTGCCCACTGGTCAAACTTTGCAAAATGGGACAGCGAGCTTCACCTGCATCATGCAAAAAAGATAGGATTTGAACACGAGTCAGATGATAGGGATGGTGTAACTTACCGTGGTACGTTTACAGATTATACCTCTTTGGATGATCCGTATTTAAGGACATTTCACACATATTTAATGTATCTCAAATTCGGTTTCGGCCGTGGTTCGCATGAAGCAACGGGGGAAATTAGAAGTGGCAGAATAGACCGCACCAGGGGCATTATTCTTGCAAGGCAATATGACGATTATGATTGCGCTGACTTCTGGGATAAGCTGTGTGATTTATACAAAGTCACCAATGTTGAGCTTGAAAAGATTGTTGAGACACACGCCAATAAAGCCATTGTTGAAAAGGTTGGATACTGGGAAAGGTTAGACCGCAGGTGGCAGTTGCGGCCGGAATTAAAGGACTTTAATATTTTTGAGGAAAATGCGGTTGAGATTGATTATGACGGAAGTTACTAAAATTTGGCTTGACGAAACAAACCTTGCCCGTATCCCTTCTACCAGGGGAGCAGACGTTCAGAATTTTGAGCGTGCAATGGGACGGTATATAGGTGTTGACCAGTGCGTAGCGGTGAACTCTGGAACTTCCGCTTTGTTTTTAGCATTGAAAGCGTGCGGGATTGGCAAGGGTGACAAGGTATTGGTTCCAGCCACCACGTTTATTGCTACTGCAAACGCTGTGTCCTATACGGGCGCGAAGGTTGTTTTATCCGATGTTGACCCTAAACATTGGTGTTTGCATGTTGAAAAAGCCAGTGGCAGAATATGTGCAGCAATCCCCGTTTGCTTGTATGGACATTATGACTTTAATTTTATGGCAAAACAGGACTGGTATATTATTGTAGATTCATCCGAAATGATTGAGAAGTTGAACCCTTCTTATATTCATTATTTCTGCTTTTCATTCAACGGCAACAAAAATATAACAACGGGCGCTGGCGGTTTAATTGTTGGTCCAGAATTAGATGAAATACGCAAAATGATAAACCCCGGACACTACGACGGCATAGGCTACAATCTCGGGATGCCGGCATGGAACGCGGCACTGGGCCTTGAGCAATTACCATTACTCGACAAGCATCTTAAAATTAAAAAACGCTTTAATTTAATATATCGTGCCAACCTAAAACACAGGTTGACATTTCAAGATGTAACTGGAACCCCCTGGATGACTGCGGTATTGTTCCCTGCGGGCACGCACATATCCGAACTTCAACATCGTTTGCAGGACAGGGGGGTGCCTACTCGCAGGGTTTTTGAACCACTTAATCATTTTCAACCGTACAGGGACGGCAAGACATATCCGGTTGCCGAGGACATTTGGGAGCGTGGGTTGTGTTTGCCGTCTTCTGTACGCAATTCAGAGGAGGATATTTACAGGGTATGTCAGATAATCCGCAGCTTACTATGAGCATAACACCGACAGTTTTCTGGACGTATTTGTTTTTATTAATTATATTCTTTCGAGGTGAACCGGATTTATTAGATGTTATTATTCGGTGGATTGGGGGATGAACAGCAACGTAGTTTTAGGCACTATGGAGGTTAGAATGTACTGGAAATATCTAAAATATATAATTAGGCACAAATGGTTTGTTTTCGTAGAATGTTGCCAAATATCCAAAGACCCGAAATATAAAATTAAACTATTCTTTTTGGGTATTGTTCACGATTGGAGCAAATTGAGACTGTCCGAATTTATTCCCTATGCCCGTTATTTCTATGGGAACTATCCAGAACATAAAAATATGGTATGGCAGACTACCAAATATCCTCACCTGTATAAACAGGACATTGATAGGGCGTTTGATAAGGCTTGGCTTTATCATATCCACCGGAACAAACACCACTGGCAACACTGGCTGTTACAGGAAGACGATGGCCCACAAAAAAACATACCAGTTCCTATAAAATATCTTCTTGAAATGGTGGCCGATTGGAAAGGTGCTGGCCGAGCCATTAACGGCAAGGATGATACAGATAAATGGTATGAGAAAAATAAGCACATAATTAATTTAAATTGCATTAATAAAAAATTCGTTGAGAAAAAAATAGCTACGTAAATACCGAGACTACGCACATCATTATGAAAAATAAAACAATTCTAATAACAGGCGGCACAGGGTCATTAGGCCAGTACCTTGTAAAGCGTATTCTTGAGAAGCATCCCCGCAAGGTTATTGTTTACTCAAGGAATGAACTTTTACAGGTAGAAATGCGTCGGGAATATCTTAATGAAAAGCGGTTGCGGTTTTTTATCGGTGACATACGGGAAAAGGATAGGCTGAAAATGGCATTGCGCGGGGTGGATATAGTTTTGCATTGTGCTGCTATAAAGCACGTTGATGTAGCTGAATACAACCCGTTTGAAGCGGTTAAAACTAATGTCATAGGGACGCAGAACATTATTGAAGCTGCCATAACTCAAAACGTCAAAAAGGTGTTGAGTGTGTCCTCTGACAAAGCGGTCAATCCGGTGAATCTATACGGGGCAACAAAGCTGTGCGCTGATAAGCTGATTGAAAATGCGGGGTCGTATGCCGGCAAGGGTGGCACCATGTTTAGCACAATTCGATTTGGTAACTTTTGGGGATCCAGCGGGTCGGTGGTTCCGTATTTTGAGAAGTTAAAAAAAGACGGTGCTGAATACCTGCCGATTACGTCATACGAAATGACCAGGTTTTTTATAGAACAAGACGATGCGGTTAGTCGGATATTTGAAGCAGTGAAAATAATGAGAGGCGGTGAGATATTTTGCCCGAAGATGACAAGCATGAAAATCAGGGATGTTGCGAAAAAGATTGCACCGAAAATGAAGACAAAGGAAGTGGGAATGAGGAAGGGGGAGAAACTCCACGAGGAAATGTTGACAGCTGCGGAAGTTCATCATGCTTATGCTCGCAGGAATTTTTATATTATAAACCTATTTGGTGCCGACAGGGGTAAAAAGATTTCTAAAAATTTTGTGTATTCCTCTGCAAATTATTTAAAAGGGGTAACATGAAAACATTTATTGTTGCTGAAATCGGACTGAACCACAACGGTAAAATGAACACAGCAAAAAAACTAATCCGTATTGCAGCCGAAGCCGGGGTTGATGCCGTTAAGTTTCAGACGTATTGGAATATACCGGAATACAGGCATTTGGGATTTACAAAGTTTCAATGGCCTGTTATATTTTACTATTGCAAGCTGTACGATTTGAAATGGTTTTCAACTCCATTTGACCTTGAAGCCGTGAGTTTTTTAGATTCTCAAGGCATGGACACCTGGAAGCTGCCTTCAAATGCTATTGTCTTGAATGACCCTTTAATGCTCAATGCAATCCAAAACGCCAAGTCACGCAAGCAAACGATTATATCAACCGGGATTTCCAATAACGATAAAATTTCAGATTTAATCAGCCTGTTTGACGACAAGCTGGTGACATTGCTCCACTGTGTTTCAAAATATCCTACTCCGATAGCAGACTTAAACCTTGATAGGATAAAACAACTTCGGGAACGGTTTAAAATCCCGGTTGGGTTGTCCGATCACAGTCTTTCAGTATTTACAGCACCTATTAGAGCCATTGAATATGGTGCCACTGTTATCGAAAAGCACATTACGCTTGACAGAAATGCAGACGGGCCAGATCATAGGGCAAGTCTCGAGCCGACAGAATTAAAAACAATGGTTGGATGTATCCGAATATATGAGGAATTACATACATGAAAAGTAGATTAGTATGTCCATATTGTGGTAAAAAACTTTCTACAGGTAAAGACCTTTGGAATGAAGATACTTTTGAATGCCCTAAATGTCGTAAGGTTTCATACGTTTTTTGGGACGAACAATGGAATAAAAAGACGGGTGAAGAGATACACTGGCCCGGACTTGAGGAAAAATAAATGAAAAGGCAAAAGAAGAAGAAAAAGAAAGTCCACTATAAGCTAACACCTGAGAAATGTATAAACTGCGGTGAGAAAGGGGCGCATTTTGTGGGGCCGAGTTTTGGTGATAAAGGATTTTTTATTTGTAACAAGAAGAGGTCTAAAAAAACCATCATAAAAGAAATGAAGAAACTGTATCCAAAAAAAGAATTAGCTTATGGCGATTATAAAGATAACGAAGGAAGTAGCATACAAGGTAGGTTGTGGGATGATTTCAATAGTCTCAGAAATCAATGGAATATTCTTATTGATGAATTAGAAGGGGTAAAATGAAAAACATTCTTAAAAACAGGCTTATCGTAATAACAGGATTTGGCAGAAGTGGCACAACCATACTTGGCAAGGTTTTGGGCAGTATGCAACCATCTGTATTCTGCTTTGAGCCGCCAATTATGAAGTACCTGTCAGAATTTGGATTGACTAACGTGCCGGCAAAGATATTGTTTGAGACTCATTTTTTGCAGGAATTCCAGGGTCGCGGTAATATGTTTCTAAGAGATGATTCTTATTCTGGTAATTATCGCGACCTTCGCCTTATATGTCAACTTGGGTTTAAGTTAGAACACAGATCAGATGCTATAAAACTACTGAACCAAATGGGTCACACATTTATTTTAAAGGGCACGGAATTGCAGCACCACTTTGAGTTGATGCATGAATTATTTCCTGGTGTTAGGTTTGTCCACATTATCAGAAACGGGTTTATGGCTGTTAATTCTGCTATTTCAAGGGGATGGTATACGGACGATTATTGTAATTCAGATGCGGTTGAAAACATGATACCACATTTCAAGTGTGATATTCCGAGGTTTATTGATAGGGAGTCCGTGGATTATTGGCCAGAATGGAACCCGGAAACAAGGGCTGCATGTGCCTGGCGGAGCGCAACCACTGACGGGATTAGATATAAAAACAAATGTCCACTAAATTGCATTCAGATTAAATATGAGGATTTTATATTGCAGCCAAGCAGGTTTACACATTATTTTCACAAAAAATTTAATCTGAGCAGAACGAGGCTGACCCAGATGCATATAGATTCGATAGATGGTTATGTGTCTAAACCAATTAAGGATTGCACGAAAAATATTATAGAACCAGAGCGGTCAAAATTTATCAAATTAAATAATAAGTTGAGTAGATAAAATTTCTCTTGACTTTCTGTTCATTTTAAAGTAAAATAATAAAATAAAAATTATCTATAGACTTTTTTTGCTTCGGTGCATTATAGTACCGGGCGTTTGTCTTTTTTTATTCTCTGTAACTCCTTCCACTTTATCAATTCCTCTTTAAGAAAATACAATTTAATTAGGATCAGTATATGCGATTCCCGCGTTTGTTCAGAGCGGCAAAAGTTCCTACTGTAGCCAATCCATTTTTAGGACTTTTAGGTGGTAACTATACCAGCAAGACAGGTATTGAAGTCACTGAAGAGGATTCTCTGTCCTCTGCTGCGGTTTGGTCTGCTGTTACACAGCTTTCCCAGTCTATTGCCAGCCTTCCCCTTCATTTATATAAGCGACAGAAGCCAAAGGGCAAAGAAAAATACACTGCCCATCCATTATATAACATCATGCATCTTCAGCCAAACCCAGAAATGACAGCAATGGCATTTCGTGAGGCGCAAGCAGGACAGGTGCTGATGACTGGAACTTGTTATTCTGAAATTGAGCGCAACCAGACTGACAACATTGCTGGACTTTGGCCTTTGTTGACTGGTCGTATGGAAATGCGACGTATGAGCAATGGAGAGCTGATTTATCGTTATGAATTAGGGGATGGCACACACAAAGAGTTCCATCGAGATAATATTTTAAGAGTGAGTGGGTTTTCTCACTCTGGGCTGTTGGGATACCAGCCTATAAAAAAAGCAACTGAAGTTGTGGGGGTTGCTTTAGCACTTCAAGAATATTTTGCAAGGTTTTTTGGTGATGGTGCACGACCGCCAGTGGCATTGGAGCACCCGCAGACTTTAAGTCAAGAAGCACAGGATAGGATTCGCAAGAATTGGAATGCTGTTCACCAGGGCTTGAGCAATTCACAACGTGTGGCAATTCTTGAAGAGGGTATGCAATTAAAGGTGTTCGGGGTCAGCCCAGATCAAGCACAAGCGATTGATGCTCGGAAGTTCCAAATAGATGAGGTAGCTCGAATTTTTAATATGCCGCCACATATGCTGAAATCTTTAGACCGAGCAACATTTTCCAATATTGAGGAGCAGAGCATTGAATTTGTAGTTAATTCTTTGCGTCCATGGCTGGTTCGTTTTGAACAGTCATATGCAACTCAATTATTGAATGCAGAAGAAAGATCAACATATTTCTTTGAACATGCTGTGAATGGCCTTTTGCGCGGCGACGTTGAAAAACGTGGTGTGTATTATGCAACCGCAATTTCCAATGGCTTGATGAGTGCAGATGAAGTTAGAGAGCTGGAAAATATGAATCCGCAGCCAGACGGACAAGGAGAAGTATATTATGTTCCCTTGAACTGGATTCCTAAAGAGGATGCGGGTTTACAATTGGAACAAAAGTCTGCTGATGCTGAAGAAGATCCGGAAACTCCAAAAGAGATAAATAATTACTGGGAAAAGGTACTTAGTGATAAATCTTCAACTCTTGAAGTCAGATCAATTATAACACGTGACAGAATTGCGAAACAGTATTTGCCTTTATTCAGACAAGCTGCCCAAAGGATTGTAAACAAAGAAGCGATTGCTGTTAAAAAGGAAGCCAAAAAGAACATCGAAAAGAGAGCAAATACTGATCTTGAAAAATGGCTTAATAGATTTTATGACAAGCAAAGTGCTTATATAAAAGAGCAACTTGGCCCAGTGTTCTACTCTTTTGGTGAAGCCATACGAAATGCAAGTGAGCCAGAAATAGGTGTAGAAATAAGAGACCAAGAAGTAGTTGATTTTATCACAGAATATATTGACCGATATGCAGAGCGCCATATTGATTCTTCAATGGGGCAGTTGCTGTCAATTTTAGAAGGGGAAGAAGGTGTTGAAGGGATTGAGGTTAGAGTTGATGAGTGGCGAGAAAAAAGACCAGACAAAATTGCTAACAATGAAACTGCCAGAGAGAGCAATGCAATTTTTCAGCTTGTGGCCTTTAATGCTGGGCTGAGTGTTTACTGGAGAATCAGGGGAGCAAGAACGTGCCCATATTGCAGAGAATTAAATGGACGCAAGGTGGCAAAGGGGCAATCATTTGTCAATAATGGACAGGAGTTAAATCCCAAGGGGGCTGATGGCCCAATGAAAGTCAGAGGGATGAAAACCCATCCACCGCTCCATCAAGGTTGTGACTGTTATTTATCGGTGGGATAATGGATAAATATTATTGCAAAAAATGCAAATCTGAAATTACAGAAATAAGGCGTTGCATTATTGTATGCCAGAACTGTCTAAAGGTGCAGTTGGTTGCATATAAATACAGACCGAAAAGAAAAATCCATTCAATAAAATACGAGACAAGGAGTAATTAAAATGGCGAAGGATAAGCGTTATTCCGATACACCGGAAAAAATAGAAGAATTACATCCAGGCGTTGAAAGACGGTTTTTCACTATTCAAGATATGAAATTGGAAAAACGCGATGATGCCGAAACCCTGCCAAAGATTACAGGCTATGCTGCGGTGTTCAATAAGTATTCAGTCGATATGGGTTTCAGGGAGAAGATTGCACCAGGGGCTTTCAGGAGTGCATTGAAAATATCCGATGCCCGTGCGCTGTATAATCACAATCCTGATTATGTTTTGGGCCGTCAGTCTGCCGGCACGCTTACTCTGAAAGAAGATAAGCGGGGCTTGTGGATGGAAGTAGACCCGCCCAACACTTCTTATGCCCGTGATTTGGTGGAAAATATTAGGCTGAAAAATATTAAAGAGCAGAGTTTTGGATTTACGGTTAAGTCTGATAGCTGGGAAGACATAAATGAGGACACACCCACCAGAACGCTACTGGAGATTGGTGAGGTGTTTGATGCCAGTGTCGTAACCTATCCTGCCTACCAGGACACTACCGTTGCGCTACGGTCACTTGAGAGCGCCAGGGCTGATATTGTTGAGGAATCCGAAATCGATACAACCATTGATGATATTAAAATGGTTTATGAGCGGCACATAAAAGAAGAAGAAATTAAGGACGAAGAAAAAGCAGTTTGCATTCAAAGTCTGAAAAGGCTTTTGGATATTTTTGAGCCCGTAGTCGAGCTGATGCAAGACGAGGGTGAAGAAGAAGAGGAAATCGTCGAGCCGATGCAAGACGAAGAGGTTAGAGACGTAGTTAAAGAAGCACAAAACATTAAATTTAAAAAGTACGGTATGGAAGCATTTTCATACTAAGCGGAGGTTTTAAATGAAGACTATTACAGAAATGCGAGAAGAAATTGGTCGCATGATGAAAGAATTGGGCGATATGAAGGCGCAGGCAGTTGCTGAGAATCGTTCGCACACTGACGCAGAGCGCGAAAAAGCGGCTGGCTTGCTTGATGCGATTGCAGAACTTGAGGCTAACATCGAGCTTGAGGAACGTCTTGAGGAAACCGAAAAGAGATTGGCCCAACCGAAGGCAGAGCCGACCAAACCCGATGTGCGTAAAACCACGATTACCAAAGAAGACCGCAAAAGGAAAGACCAGTTTCTGACCTTTGGTGAGCAGTTGCAGGCAATTATGAAGGCTGGTAGCAATAGGAGTGTAGACCCGCGATTGAATCTGCGTGCCGCTTCTGGAATGAGCGAAAGTGTAGCATCTGAGGGTGGGTTTTTGGTACAGCAGGATTTCGCTGCTGCTATGATGAAACCCGTTTTCGAGACTGGAAAACTTGCCAGTCGTTTGAATCGACTGAGCTTGAGCGGAAACAGCAACGGAATCAAGATTCCTGGTATTGATGAGAGTTCCAGGGCAACTGGTTCCCGTTGGGGTGGAATTCAGATGTATTGGGTCGAGGAAGCCGGGGACAAGACCAAGAGCAAACCTAAGTTCCGCATGATTAATCTGCAGCTCAACAAACTGGCTGGTTTGGCTTATCTGACTGATGAATTGATTGAGGATTCTGGCGCACTGGAAAGTTATGTCACAAATGCTTTTCAGGATGAGCTGAAATTTGCGATTGATGATGCCGTTATCCGGGGAACTGGTGCTGGCCGTCCTTTGGGCATTCTTAATTCCGGGTGCCTGGTATCGCAGGGCAAGGAAGTTGGCCAGGATGCCGATACGATTAATTATGCTAACATTCTGAACATGTGGAGCAAGCTGATTGCTGACAGTCGCACGAACGCCGTGTGGTTGGTAAATCAGAATTGTGAGCCGCAACTTGCCGCAATGCATCTTGATGTTGGTACTGGCGCTGCTCCGGTTTGGTTGCCGCCAGGTGGAGCTTCGGGCTCTCCGTATTCGACGATTTTTGGACGCCCCGTAATTCCGATAGAACAGGCCAGCACGTTAGGTGACAAGGGTGACATATTTTTGGGCGATTTCAGCAAGTACTATTGGATTGACAAGGGTACGAAACAGGACTTTTCCATTCACGTAAGATTTGTGAATGATGAAAGTGTCTTCCGTATTGTCTACCGCTGTGACGGACAACCGATGCTCGGACAGGCCGTAACACCTTATAAGGGTGCGGCTGCTGAGAAACATAGCCATTTTGTGACCTTGGCTGCAAGAGCGTAATAAAATAATCTTGCCTTAATTGGCGGGGTCAAACAGGAGGAAAAAATATGTTAGATTTAGTTGAGGGCGCAAAAATCATTTGCGGAGTTCAGCCCACTACGGGAACTGCGAGTTCTGCTTTGTATTCGGATTGGATTAACTGTGAAAACTATCACCGGGTATGGGCTATCTGTACTCGTGGAACCGGAACGGGCGCGGACACGAAAGAGTTTTCCGCTAACGTAGCAGAGTCTTATGCCGGTGCAAGCGCACAGAAGATTGCGGCAACTTATTGGAATTCTACTCAGTTGGCGCTTGACAGGCTGATGAAATCAACGAACACAACTGGTGCCCTGTCTGGAACCACTGGCGGCATGGTAGTTATTCTGTATGATCCGTCTGTAGCTGATTCATCCGACAAGTACTTTGCAGTTGGCATGACTTCGGCTGGGCCGTATAGCGTGACCTACATTTGTGAGCCGCGTTATGCTGGTTATCAGGCAACTTTGGGTACTACTTCAAGCACCTAATATTAATCCGGGGTTCATCCTTCGGGGTGGGCCCCCTACACCCATGCTATTGATTTTGAATAGTATTGACAGATTAGGAGGTCAATGTGGGAACTAAAAGTAAATGGAAAAATGGAAGACTTGTTTTTTATAACAATGCAGTTGTTGATGAAGCGGTGGAAGAATTTTCTGCTATACCAACTACCTCTTATGTTGC